CCCGCCCCCGCCGCGCCGCCCGCGCAGCCCGCCCCCGCCGCGCCGCCCGCGCCGGCCGCACCGGCCGCACCGATCCCGTTCGCCGCCGCGCCCGCCAGCCTGACCGCGTCCGCCGCCCGCATCCCGCGCACCCTGTCCAACGTCCTCGACACCCTGCACGCGGTGCGCGGCGGATCGCCGGACCTGACCGCCGCCCTGGCCGATATCACCCGCTCCGCGAACCCGTGGGTCTCCCCAGACGGCTGGGTCGGCGAGCTGTGGTCCGGCCTATCCTTCCAGCGCGAGATCGTCCCGCTGCTGACCCACGCGCCGCTCGCGCACTGGCAGATCACCGGCTGGCGCTGGGTCAACAAGCCCACGGTCGGCGACTACGCCGGCGACAAGGCCGAGGTGCACACCAACCTGCCGACCACCGAGTCCGTGTCCGTGGAGGCCGCCCGCCTGGCCGGCGCGCACGATATCGACAGGAAGTTCTTCGACTTCAACGACGCCGAGTTCATCCGCGCCTACTTCGCCGCGATGACCGAGTCCTACGCGATGCAGTCCGACGCGAAGGCCGCCGCGTTCGTCCTCGCCTCGGCGACCGCCGCCGGCGACGCGCCCGACCTGCTCCGCGCCGTCGCCCGAGGCGCACGCTCGGTCAAGCAGAAGTCCCGCGCCAAGGCCACCTACGCCCTCGTCAACGACGTGGACATGGAATCGCTGCTGGACTTCACCAAGCTCGACGTGCCCGAGTTCCTGGGCCTGCTCGGCATCGAGCCCGACAAGTTCGTGCAGACCTCGCAGGTGCCCGCCGGCACCGTCATCGTCGGCGCGAAGCCCGCCGCGACGTTCTACGAGCTGGGCGGCTCCCCGATCCGCGTGGAGACCGTCAACCTCGCGCACGGTGGCCGCGACGCCGGCGTGTTCGGCTACTACGCCACCCTGCTGCACAACGCCAACGGCATCGCCAAGGTCACCTACACCCCGCCGGTCACGGCGTGACCACCCCCGCCCCGGCCCCGTTCACCGCCGAACAGGTCCGCCAATACCTCCGCCTCGACGCCGGCGTGGACACGGACCTGCTCGAGGGGACCACCGCCGCCGTGATCGACCTCATCGGCGGATGGAAAGGCGACCCCGCCGTGTGGCGGCCCAAGTGGACCCAGGGCGGGATCATGCTCGCCGCCCGCCTCTACCGCCGCCGCAACAGCCCCGCCGGCGTCGAGTCGTTCGGCGATATGGGCACCGCCTACGTCCAGCGCAACGACCCCGATCTCGCGCTGCTCCTGGACCTGGGCCGCTATACCGCCCCGGCGGTCGGCTGATGGCCTTCACCCCCGCCCTCGACGTGCCCGCCGTGATCGGCGGCGTCATCGACGAGCTGAAATCCGCCGGCCTGTCCGCGACCGCCGAGCCCGCCGACCTGAACCCGCCATGCGCGTGGGTCGCCGTGGACAAGGTGGAGCACTCGCTCCTATGCGGCGGCGGCGTGGTCCGCGTCCGCATCTACCTCATCGCACCCGACGTGGGCACGATGCAGGCCCACCGCACCCTGTCCGAAATGCTCGACAAGGCCCTGACCGTCATCGACCCCGATCAGGACACAGTCCTGGACGAGGGCATCCGGCTCCCCGCCGGCGGCGGCCCGCTCCCGGCCTACATGGTCACCGCCGAGATTGAAACCCCCTAAGACACAAGGAGATTCACCATGGCTGCGAACAGCTACAAGATGGGCCCCGGCACGCTGACGATCGGCGAGACCGGCACGCTGCAGGATATGTCCTGCCAGATCACCAGCGCCAAGCTCTCGCCTGACAAGGACGCCGAGGACGACCTGAACGTGCTGTGCGGCGACGTGGTCCCCGGCGAGGTCACCTACACATGGACCCTCAACGGCACCCTCGTCCAGGACCTGTCCCCCGACGGCGTCAACCTGTGGTCGCTGACCAACGCCGGCGCGCAGCTCCCGTTCACGTTCACCCCCAGCACGGCCGTGGGCCAAGCGTTCGCCGGCATCGTCACCGTGGACCCCCTGGAGATCGGCGGCGACGTCAAGACCAAGCCCACCGCAGACTTCGAGTGGTCCCTCGTGGGCCAGCCCACCGTCACCCCGATGGCCTAGCCATGGCGCAGGCCGTCGTGTCCGTCGAGGGCGGACGTCAACTCCGCGCGTCGATGCGACGCGCCGGCGTGGACGTGACCCAGCTCAAAGAGACCCACAAAGAGGTCGCCGGCGTCGTCACCCGCGCAGGCCAGCCGAGCACCCCGCGCCGCTCGGGCAAGCTCGCCAGCTCCGTGCGCCCCGGCGCGACACAGACCGCCGCGATCGTCCGCGCCGGCGGCGCGCGCATCCCCTACGCGAACGCCATTCACTGGGGATACAAGAAACGGAACATCGCGGCGCAGCCGTGGCTCTCCGACGCAGCACGGAAAGAAGAACCGCGCTGGTTCGGCATGTACACCGAAGAAATCGAAGCAATCCTGAACACCATCAGAGGAATCTAATATGTCCGCACTGATTGTCACCATGGACACCGGCGAGAAGCTGACCGTGGAAACCCGCAACCCCGACCGCATCGCGTGGGACCGCACCAGCCGCAAACACAAGTGGGGTCCGTTCTCCGAGTCCCCGTTCATCGGCATGACGTTCCTCGCCTGGGCGGGCCTGACCCGCACCAAGCAGGTCGACTGCACGTGGGAGGAGTTCTCCGAGACCCGATGCGTCGATATCGAATCCGACGATGAGGACGATGCGGCGGACCCTATCTAGACGGGTCGCACACCCGTCTGCTCATCGCGCTCTCCGTCGCGACGCATATCCCGCTCCGCGATCTGGTGGAGCTGACCGACGACGAGATCGCGACCTATATCGACGTGATCACCGAGGCCTCTGAGGCCGCGAAAGGATAGTGGCTGTGGCGAACAAGACGGCAATTCTCGCCATCAAGATCATTGCCGACGCCGCCGGCGCGTCACGCGGGCTGGACGAGACCGCCTCGAAGTTCGACAAGTTCGAGTCCATGGCGGGCCGCGCGGCCATCGGCGTGACCGCCGTCGTCGGCGCGCTCGCCGCCGTGGGTAAAGCGGCGTTCGATGAGGCGTCCGCGCTGCAGCAGTCCGCCGGCGCGGTCGAGTCCGTGTTCGCGGCCCAGGCCGAGGCCGTGGACAAGCTCGCCGCCGGCGCGGCCCAGACCGTGGGCCTGGCCACGTCCGAATACAGCCAGTTCGCCGCCGTCGTCGGCTCCCAGTTCAAGAACCTCGGCGTGCCGATGGACGAGGTTGTCGGCACCACCGACGCCCTGATCGCGAAGGCCGCAGACCTGTCGGCGATGTTCGGCGGCACGACCTCCGAGGCCGTCGAGGCGCTCTCTAGCCTGTTCCGTGGCGAGACGGACCCGATCGAGCGCTACGGCGTGTCCATCAAGCAGTCCGACGTGAACGCCCGCCTGGCCGCGCAGGGCCTGTCCAAGCTGGAGGGCGAGGCGAAACGCAACGCCGAGACCCAGGCCCGCCTGGCCCTGCTCAACGAGCAGACCGCCGCCGCCACTGGCCAGTTCGCCCGCGAGTCCGAGACCGCCGCTGGCGCGCAGCAGCGCATGTCCGCCGAGGTGAAGAACGCGAAGGCCGCTCTCGGCGAGGCGCTGCTCCCCGTCGTCGCCGGCGTGGCCACCGAGCTGGGGAAGATGGCCACCTGGGCGAAGGAGAACACCGACACCCTGCAAAAAATGGCCCTCGTCGTGCTCGGCGTCGCGGCCGCCGTGTACGCCGTGAACGCCGCCCTGAAGCTGTACCACGCGCTGATGGCCCTCGTGAACGGCGTCAAGTGGCTGATCGTCAAGGCCCAGGCGATGGGCGCGGCGATCGCGTCCGGCGTGTCCTGGGCGGTGTTCTACGTCCAATACGCGGCGATGATGGTCGGTATCGGCGTCCAGTCCGCCGCCGCTTGGCTGACCGCGAAGGCCCAAGCCGCCGGCGCGGCGATCGCGTCCGCCGCCGCCTGGCTGACCTTCCGCGTCCAGTACGCCGCGATGATGGTCGGCATCGGCGTGCAGTCCGCCGCCGCCTGGGCCGTCGCGAAGGCGCAGGCGATCGGCTCGGCGATCGCGTCCGGCGCCGCCTGGCTGACCTTCCGCGTCCAGTACGCGGCCACCATGGCCGCGATCGGCGTCTCGGCCGCCGCCACCTGGCTGGCCGCCAAAGCCCAGTCCATCGGCTCCGCGCTCGCGTCGGCCGCCGCGTGGGTCGCCTCGTCCGCTTCGACCGTCGGCGCGCTCGCGCTGCAGGGCGCGGCGTTCCTCGCGCAGAAGGTCGCAATGGCCGCCGGCGCGGTCGCCACCGGCGTCATGACCGCCGCGCAGTGGGCACTGAACGCCGCGCTGAACGCGAACCCGTTCGGCCTGATCGTGATCGCGATTGTCGCCGTGATCGCCGTGATCGTGCTCCTGTGGAACAACTGCGAGACCTTCCGCAACGTCGTCACCGCCGTGGCGTCGGCGGCCGCCGCCGTGTGGCAGTGGGTCGTGGACGCGGTCTCCGGCGTCATCAACTGGGTCGGCCAGCTGCTCGACAAGGTCGGCGGCGTCGGCGGCATCTTCGAGGGCGCGATGAACATCGCCAAGGGCGCGGTGGACCTGCTGCTGGCCCCGATCCGTGCCGTGATCGACCTGGTGTCCTCGCTCATCGGCTGGATCGGCCGGATCAAGTTCCCGTCCCCGCCGTCGTGGATCTCGGACCTGTTCGGCGCGGGCGGCGCGGATGGGCTCAACATGGTGCCCGCTGCCCTGGACTACACGAGGTTCTACCCGGCCGCCCCGGCCACGTTCGCCGCCCCGCAGCCCGAGCTGACCGCCGCGGCGTCCCCGCTCGCCGGCCTCGCCAGCCTCGCCGGCGGCGGCGGCACCACCAACGTCACGAACGTGAACATCACCGTGGACGGCTCCGGCATCGTGGACCCGCGCCGTGTCGCCGCCGAGATCCGCGACGTGCTCGCGCTCGACGCCTCGACGCGCGGACTCACCCCCGCCTCGATGGGCCGCTCCACCCGATCCGGAATCAGGTGACCTGATGGGCTGGCATATCACCCCCACGCTGACCATCGGCGGCGTGCCCGTCGAGTGTGATCCCTCGCTGCTCGACCTCGCGCCCCTGGCACTGGACGATATTGTCACGACCTGGGGGCGCACCGACTACCTGGCCGACGCCGAGCCGGCCTCGGCCCGGCTGGCCGTGATCGACGCGACCGGGCACTGGGGGCGGCGCGTGCGCGACGGCACCGCGCTCGGCCTGGCCGTGATCTTCGGCTGGTCCGGCACCCCGACCGGCCCCACCACCGGCGACCCGATCACCGGCACCCTGTTCCGTGGCCGCACCGCCCATGTCGATGCTCGCCGGACCGCGAACACGACCGCCACCGGCGCGCGTGTCTGGCAGGTCGAGATCACCGCCGCCGACATGACCGCCGACCTCGGCAACATGATCACCTTCCCCGAAACCTGGCCGTCCGAGTCGATGCTCGCCCGCGCTATCCGCATCAAATCCCTTGCCGCGCAGTCACAATCAGGCATTGGAGACTTCTACTTTTGGCCCGGCTACGTCGAGGCCACGACGTGGCCCCTTGACGTGGCGAACAAGACGGCGCTCGACCTGTGCGCCGACTTCTACCGCAGCATGGGCGCGGACACCTACAGCTACGACCCCGAGACCCAGGACATACGCCAGTCGATCCGGCTCTCGCAGCCCATGGCCATGCGCCTGGCCACGTTCGACACCGGCACCGGCGCAGTCATGCTCATGTCCTCCGACGTGACCGTGGACGGCATCGTGTACCCCGGCATCGGACTCTCCGGCTGCGAGCTTGCCGCCGAGCTGGCGCTGACCGCCTCGCGCGATACCGATATCAACACCCTGGAATGCCAGTGGAAAGACTTCTCCACCGGGTACGGCGACTGGACCACCGTGCGCTCCGAGGTCGTGCCCGGCGACTCCCGCCGCGCCCTCGCGTGGACCAGCTGGCTCGACAACGGCACCACGATAGACCCCACCCTCGATAACGTCTGGGACAAGGTGCGCTCCGAGGCCCGCACGCCCCGGCACCCCGTCGTGACCGCCAAGCCCGGCCACGAGTTCATCACCGAGGGCCTCGCCCGCTGGCTCCTGCAGGGCTGTGAGAACACGCGCAGCGCGTATCTCAATGGCGACGAGCTGCACCGCTGGCTCTACGAGGGCATATCGGGCACCCCGCCCCTGTACTCCCCGCTCGGCGGCGTCGTCACGTACACCGCCAAGCGTGGCTGGGCGATCGCGCTCGACGTGCAGATGATGGACACCACCACGCCCGTCGGCGCGGCCGCCGCGATGACGTGGGCCGGCATCCGGCAATACCGCTGGACCACGACCACGCCCTCGGTGCCGTGGTGGTGGTTCCCCAAGCCCGCGCCGGTGCCGGTGATGTCGCCGACCCCCGAGCGCGACCTGACGTGGGGCGCGCCGGCCGAGGGCGCAGGCTACCGCTTCGACCGCTCCACCACATGGGGCGACCTCCGGCACCTCGCCGCCGACACCCCCGAGATCCACGAAGAACTCGACTAGGAGACACCCCCATGCCCACCACCCCCGTCTACGGCATCCCGTACCCGTCCGAGGGCGACCCGATCTATGAAGGGGCGCAACAGATGCGGGCGATGGCCCTCGGCATCGACGCCGCCCTGGCCGCCGCCGAGATACCGCCGACCACCGCCTCCGAGATCGCCTCGTGCTCGATGACCCGCTCGACTAACCTCTCAATCCCCAACGGCGCGGACACCTTCGCCGCGTGGACTGTGACCGAGTGGGACACCAAGCCCGGCGGCGTCGCGATGGCCTCAGCCTCGGGCATCTACGCCCGCACCGCCGGCATCTACCGCGTGAGCGCGTTCGCCGCGTGGGAGACAGACGGTTTCAACGAGATCATCGCGCTGACCCGCACCCGCTCCGGCATCTCCACGCTGCTGCTCGCCGAGGGCGACGCGTCCGCAGCGTGGTTCCGGGGGCACTCGCTCTCGACCGAGCTGGCGCTACAGGCCGGCGACCTGATCCGGCTCCGCGCTACCCAGACCTCGGGCACCGCCCGCAACCTCGGCACGGCATGGATCGGCGGCGCGGCATGGCCGCGCCTATCGGTGACGTTCGTCCGGCCGACGCCCTAG